CTAAAGCCACCCGATCGCCCGCCCTTGGTTCATCTAGGGGCGGGTTCTTTGCGTCCATTCTAGGGCATTCTCAGGAGCCACCCAAGGGCGACCTAAGAGCCACCCAAGGGCGACCTAAGAGCCACCAAGAGAGCCAGAAAAAACCCGTTTATTTTTTTTTTAAGGCATTGGGCGGAAATATTTCTTGCAGGCTAACCCGTTGAAATCCAATAACATTGGACCGAGTTGCTTTTTCTTTTTAAAAAAGGTGTTGACCTCGGCATTGGGTGGAATTAAAAACATTTCAAGGTTGCCACAAGTCGCACCTTTTACCACACACCTATGAACACACAGCAACAACAAGAACTATTCACAAACGAGGAGATTGGAACGATCCTCAAATCAAAAGCTACGACCACAAAGGATCTCATCCGGGAACTTGTGAGCCTTGGAATTGAAGTTGAGATTGCCACCGATGAGATTGTTGAAGGCGACCTAGTGGGCGCACGGAGAACATTGGAGCAAATCACAAGCCGCCTTGAAACCTTCCTTGTAAACTTATGACTACCTTATCAACCGCCTTTGACTACACCTTAAAGACTCGATGGGTTGGAAGGCCGCGGGAAGCCTGTGAGATCCGCAGCATCAAAGCCGCCGAGGAATTCTTTGGGACTACACGGCCAATCGACGACCTCCACAAGTGGGACATCGAAAGCTATGTGAAGCACCTAAGGTCCAAGGGGAACAGCCCAAGCACCATCAACAGCAAGTTGTCCACCATCAGCGTCACCTTGAACCATCACAGGGAGCTTGGGTTGACCAAGAACGCCCTTACGATCCAAAAGGTAAAGCATTCCTCCAACGCCCGCCTGCGGTACTTTGATGAGGCTCTGATTGCCGAGATTGAAAAGGTAACCTCTTATGACTTCAGGAGTTTCTTTCAGTGGTCATTGGAGACTGGTATGAGACCATCGGAGTCACGAAGCATCCACATGTCGGACATCAGGGACATGACGGGCTTTGGGTTGCTTGTTGACCTACGCAAGACCAAGAATGGTGACCAGCGGTCCATCCCGTTGACCAAGAAGGCCAAGTACGCTCTTAACACCCGCAATACTGCTTATCCTTGGGAGATGTTCACGGAGAAGGTCATCAGGGCTGAATGGCAGAAGATCCGTACAGCCTTGGGGTTGAACCATGAGTGGGTGTTTTACCTTACAAGGCACACCTGTGCTACTCGGTTGTTGTCCCAAGGGGTAAACATCAAGGTCGTTCAGGATTGGATGGGCCACAAGGACATCAACATGACCCTCAAGTACGCCAAGCTAGTTCCAAAGGATCTTGTGGACGCACGTAACTTATTGGACAGTATCAACTAACAATATGGACACACCATTCAAAGTAAAACAAGGGGCAGGCAAAGGGGACACCAATAGGCGATTCAAAGGGGAGACCTTTAGATCCAACTACGACAACATCTTTAAGAAACCAGTTTACGATGGAAAAGACAGTGACTTTGACAGCCACGACGAAGAACAATACAATGAACAAACAACAAAATTCAACACACAAAGCTATGACGTTTAAGGACTTTAAGAACGCAACAGAGCAAATGCTCAAGCTCCAAGTTGGAGTCAAAGAGGCTTATTTCCTTTCCCATGTGGCACTTGCAGACGGTAAATTGTCCGTAAGAGAGCTTCGGTTAAAGATCGGAGGAGACATGGCAAACAACAATGGAACCTTCCAGATGCTCAGGAAGAAGGGGTTGATTATTACCAGCCTGACCTTCTGGGGAGAAAAGAAGTACATCCTTACCAACAAAGCGTTGCAGTTGTTCGCCTGAAAGCTAACCCATAACCCACCTATGAAAACACAGAAATTCTGGACAACAATCATGGAGATCACCCAGTCCGACTGGATGCGATTCTCGATGATGACAAGCCACGCAAGGAAACTTGAGAAAGAGAACGAAGAGCTTTCTGCAAAGATTGCCCTTATGTCGTCCCGCCGTGAAAGCCTTATCAACCTTTTGATGCGATGACCTGTAGCCGATGCGGATCAACCGTACCCCTGTTTAACTGCTATGTCTGCTGGGAGGACATTGAAGAAGACCACAGGGATTTCGATGACGGAGTAGACCCACAAAACGACAACGAAGAACCACAACAATGAACAAACAATACTGGATAATTGATACCGACACATGCGGAAGAACCTTGGGGACTCACGAGGCTTCGGGCCCGTATCCTACAAAGCAAGCCGCTGAAAAGGCCGCGCTCAACGACATTCGCAACTTCTGGGATGAGGCCTGCGCCTGCCTGAAAGAGGACTGCGACAAGGACAACTGGTGTAAGCCGCTTCTCATCGTGGAGGTTGTCCGTTCCGTAGTACCGAAGATCACCGCAACCATTAAACTTGTAGACGCATGAACGCACAAAACGCACACGAATTCCTGCCGCTGGTGCAGGCGATAGCCGACGGGATAACAATCCAGTTTAATGACGGTGGTGATTGGTTGGATGTAGAAAACCTCAATACGGACTCGTATGACCCCGATGAATACCGCATCAAACCCAAGCCGCGCACGTTTAATCTGATGATCCACAAATATACTGGAATTATTGAAGACAACGACTTTATTTCTTACGATGAAAACATTTGGGAACGCATCACAGTAGTGGAGGTAATCAAATGAGCGACACATCAGAAACAGACCACGCAGCACTCCTACCTAAAGATGGTGCTAACTGGAGCGATGTTGTGCTAGTTGAATTTGCACGCAAGCTCGAACGCGAGCGGGATGAGGCAAGATTTGATCTAGAGTTCCGTCGCGAACTATACGCCGTTCAAGAACTTCAGTTGTCCAACACCATAAGACCCAAAGAAGAAGCCGCTGGACTTCTCGACAAAGCCAACATAGCCTTGCGAGTCAAATGGGTTAACGCCCTAAGAACCATTGTTGGATCAACGATGCCCAAGAATAAATCTGGGGTTTCCTTGGTAAGCGACATCGACTTGATACTAGCCTCGGACGAACAACGCTTAATGGCACTTGAGAAAATCAAATAACACACAATAAAAATATGAGCACCACAACACAGCGAGGCTTAAATCAAGAGATGACCGATATTGGAGTAACACGCTACCGCAACAAGGTATCGTCGGCAAAGGAACGAGGGTCGGAAGCTACGGCATCCTATGGGCAACGCTTGATGCGTGAAGCCTGTAAGCCCTTGTTTGTTTCCATCGTAGACTGGCAAGGTTCCATCAAGAAGATTCAGAACAAGGCCAAGTTCCAGAAGCACATCGCAGAGTTATCCAACAAGAACCTAGAACGGATAGCATTCCTTACACTTAAGGTTGCCCTAGATGGTCTCACAGAACGTGTTACCTTCACCTCGTTGTCCTATCGCATTGGAAGAACCATTGAGGATCAACTGATGGCTGAGTTCATGGTAAAGAACATGGATACAGGAGAAGGGAAGATCCTTGGAGCCAAACGAATGGCACACCGAGGGGAACAATCAGTCCGCAAGTTCATGAGGGGAGTCCTTCAAGCGTCCATAAGGAACAACGAGATTGAGGCTTGGGACGACTGGGCAAAGCGGGATAAGATTTCCTGTGGAGCCTACTTGATCCAGCTCCTTCACAAGACCACGGGAATCATTGACTACCAGATGATCATCCAGCCCCGCAGGAAGCAACCTACAAGGTTTGTTGTTGCCAGCAAGTCCACCTTGGATTGGGTCAATGGTTACAACCTAGACCGAGAACTCTTGGAACCCTTCTGGTTGCCCATGTTGGAATGCCCGAAGCCTTGGGATGACATCTGGAATGGTGGATATGACATTGAGGACGCTGCGATTCCTGTGTTGCCCTTCATCAAGACCCCAGACCGCAAGTGGTTACGCCAGTTAAAGAACTTGGACAACGTGTTCAACTCAGTCAACTACATCCAAGAGACACCCTACAAGATCAACAATGAGGTTCTTGAGGTGTTCGATTGGGCATGGGAAAACAACACGATGATCGGTCTTCCAAACAAGGAGGATGTCCCACTGCCACCACTTGGTGAAAAGGGATCGTTACCCGATGAGGAACAAAAGGAACTCAACAAGGCACGAAAGGAAGTCTCCCAGCACAACCACGCAACCCAGTCGAAACGCTTGTTGATTGGTAAGATTCAGTGGTTGGCCCACAAGATGAAGGATGAGCGGATGTTCTTTCCGTCCAACATTGACTTCCGTGGTCGTGTCTACCAGATTCCAAGCTTCCTTAACTACCAAGGGCCAGACCATTGCCGAGGACTCCTTACATTCCACCGTGGGGTTAAGATCAAATCCGATAGCGACTTAAAGTGGCTAGCAATCCACGGTGCAAACTCATTCGGCCACGACAAGGTAACCTACAAGAAGCGCATGGAGTGGGCCAGTGGGTTCACCTCGACTGCCATCAAGATCGCCAACGATCCCTATGGTAACCGTGAGTGGGCCGAAGCGGACAGCCCTTGGCAGTTCCTTGCGTGGTGTAAAGAGTGGGCAGGTTATCACTCAAAGGACTCTAAGAACTTCCTGAGTTACCTTCCGTGTTCCATGGACGCAACCAACAACGGACTCCAGATCCTTTCCCTGTTGGCTCGTGATGAGTTCGGGGCTGCTGCTACCAATGTGTCACCCACGGATACACCTGCGGACATCTACGGTGTTGTTGCGGAGTACGTCACGATGGCCTTGACCAACGATGCGGAGCTTAACAAGCCCTTTGCGTACCACTGGCTGAAGTTCGGAGTTGATCGCAACTGCACCAAGAGGCCCGTCATGTGTTACTCGTATGGCCTTACGGCTTATTCTAACCGCCAGTACATTGCCGATTGGTACTTGGAGTTGACCAAGGATGGCAAGGACTCCCCATTCATTCGCAGCGAGCGTTACCAAGCTATCCAGTACCTTGCAGACCTTGTGTGGAATGCCATTGAGCAAGTCCTTACAAAGCCTAAGGAGATCATGGCGTGGTTCCAAGACATCGCAAAGCTGACAGCCAAGAACGGATCGTATCTTGAATGGACAACTCCAAGTGGACTAAAGGTGCGCCAAGACTACAAGAAGACTCAAGCCAAGCGCATCCGTACGTGGCTCCACGGTGAAGGGAAATACCTTAAGTTCTACGATGAGATTGATGCGATGGACATCAGCCGGCAAAGTAACGGAGCATCTCCTAACATTGTCCACTCGTTGGATGCTGCGGCGCTCCACGAAACGGTGAAACGTTGCAAGGAACAACACGACATCCACGACTTTGCGATGATTCACGACAGCTACGGAACACACTCAACCAACTGTGAACAAATGGGTAAGGCGTTGCGTGAGGTCTTTGTGGATATTTTCTCTGAGAATTTTCTTGCCAATTTCAGGGACGAAATACAGTCTCTGCATCCGAGCGTCGAACTACCCAGTGTCCCAAGCATTGGCAACCTAGATGTCTCATCCCTACTGAAGTCGGAATACTTCTTCAGCTAACAACGATAACAAAAATAAAATACTAATACTATGACACTGACTACACCTAAAGGCAAAGCCATCTATCCACGACTTAACGAACCTGACACCAAGTTCAATGTGGATGGCGTTTACTCCGCAAAGATCCTTGTCTCCGAGGCCGACTACAATGGCTTCAAGGGACAACTCGACAAGTGGTTTGCTGGCGAATACAAGCGCCTTTGTGAAGAGAACGGCAACAAGAAACTGCGTATGTCCATGAGCTGCCCCCTGAGCATTACGGACGATGGAGACCACCAAATCTATGCAAAGCAAGTTGCTAAGAAACAAACCAAGAAAGGTGAGCTCACGTTCACGATCGCAATGTTTGACTCAAAAGGAGCGAAGATTACTGATGGCCCTAATGTCGGCTCAGGATCAATTCTCAAATTGGCAGTTGAACCAGCGGCTTGGTATTCCCCCACAGTTGGAGCAGGCTACACCTTGCGTCTCAAAGCTGCCCAAGTGATTGAACTGTGTGAGTTTGGTGGAGGTGCTAGCAATGATAACTTCGGGTTTTCCTCCGAAGAAGAAGGCTACGTCTCGAACGGCGAAAGCTTCAACAGCGCATTCAAGGACGATACCTCGGACGAGAATGATTCGGTTCCGTTCTAACTTTGAAAAAACCATAGCCCTCTCCCTTGAACGGGAGGGGGTTCCCTTCGGGTACGAGACGAAACATCTTAAGTATCTGAAGGAACACACATACACCCCCGACTTCATCCTTGGCAATGGTATTATCATTGAGGCCAAGGGGAGGTTCATGGCAAGCGATAGAACCAAGCATCTGTTGGTACGAAAGTACAACCCAGAGCTGGACATTCGCTTCCTGTTTATGAATGCAAAGAACCGTCTCTCCTCAAAGTCCAAGACTACCTACGCCCAATGGTGTGAGAAGTATGGGTTCCTTTGGGCAGAGAAACAACTACCGAAAGAATGGCTTTTGTAAGAACACACATACCTTGCGAATCCTGTGGTAGCTCTAACGCTGCCGCAATGAATGAAGATGGATCAAGCTATTGTTTCTCCTGTGGGAACTTTGAGCCGACCATGAAAGATAACACACACACAATGACTGTAACAACACAACCAACGGCCAATGGGTCTTTCCTTATCGGGAAGGTACTTCCATTGGATGCTAGAAAGATTAACGCTGAGACCTGCCAGAAGTTTGGCTACAAGATTGGCAAGCAGTACGACAGAGTATGTCACATCGCTGAGTACAGGGATCTCCAAGGAAACCTAATGGCCCAGAAGCTCCGCTTTGAGGACAAGTCGTTCTCCTCCATTGGCGTACCTTCGACCTTCTTTGGTCAACACCTGTGGCCCAATGGTGGCCGTAAGCTTGTTGTTACCGAGGGTGAGATTGATGCCCTTAGTTTGTCTCAGGTATTTGGAAACAAATGGCCTGTTGTATCGCTTCCTACGGGAGCCGCTGCTGCCAAGAGTGCCTTCAAGAAAAACCTTGAGTGGCTACAGAAGTTTGACGAGGTGATCCTGATGTTCGATGAAGATGCTGCTGGCCGCAAAGCCGTGGAACAAGTCTCGTCGATCCTTCCTGTGGGTAAGTGCAAGGTAGCACGACTGCCCCTCAAGGATGCCAATGAGATGCTGATGCAGGGGAAACAAGAGGAACTTGTACGATCCTTCTGGGATGCCAAGATCTGGAGACCCGATGACATTGTTGAAGGCTCCGAAGTTTATGATCGCCTACTCAACCCAAAGAACACAGAAAGCATTCCCTACCCATTCCAAGGACTCAATGAAAAGACAAGAGGTATCCGCAAAGGTGAGATCGTTACAGTATGCGCTGGTAGCGGTATTGGTAAGTCCCAGATTTGTCGCGTCATTGCTCATAATCTCGTTCGTAACACCGACAAGCGCATTGGTTACATTGCCCTTGAAGAGTCTATTGAGCGGACTGCTAGCGGTATCGTTGGGCTGGAACTTGGTTGCCTCCTCCATCTTGCGGGAGAGATAAAAGAAACAGAGCAACTCAAGAAAGCCTTTGATGCCACGGTGGGATCTGGAAGGTTCTTCCTTTACGACCACTGGGGTTCCTTGGAATCCGATAACCTTCTTGGTCACATCCGATACATGGCCAAGGCTCTTGACGTGGACTACATTGTGTTGGATCACCTTTCGATTGTTGTCTCTGGTCTTGGAGATGGCGATGAGCGTCGTATGATTGACAACACAATGACCAAGTTGCGGTCTCTCGTGGAAGAATGCAACATTGGTATGATTGTTGTGAGTCACCTTAAGAGACCTGAAGGCAAGGGCCACGAGGACGGCGCAGCAACATCCTTGGCACACCTGCGAGGCTCTGCGGCTATCGCCCAGTTGTCCGACATCGTCTTAGGACTAGAGCGCAACCAACAAGATCCAACGAACAAGAACGTGACAGCCCTTAGGGTGCTCAAGAATCGCTTCACGGGTGATACTGGATTGTGTTGTCATCTTCAGTACGACAAGGACACAGGACGCATGGAAGAAACAATCCTTGAAGACTCCAGTGAAGAGCAACAGGATGACGAAGCTAGCCCATTCTAATACTACTATGAAACTCTTATTTTTTGACATCGAAACAAACGGCATCGACCACTGGCAAACCAAGAAGGGTCTTAAGGATCTCCATTGCTTGTCCATCTTTGATGCAGAAGCGGAGGACATGAAGTCCTTCAGTAACGTAGCAGGTAACATCCAAGAGGGCTTGGACTTGCTGGCATCAGCGGATTTCATCTGT